ATAATTGACCTTCTGCACTTTCGTATCTTTCGATATCACCATATGGTGGACAAGTCATAACTAAGTTTGCAGATTCATCGGGTGTTGATTTCATTTCACACCCGTCTTCTTCATAAATGGTTGCACCGAGTTCATGTCTGTCTAACTCGTGTCTAACTCTATCGACTGTTTCAGAAGATACATCATAACCATAATAGTTTCTTCCTAAAGATTGTGATACGAATGCACGTGTCAATCTTCCAGCAAAAGGGTCAACGATTGTATCACCAACCATAGACCAGTATTGAACAATGTTCTCACATAAACCAGCATGAAACTCTGACATCATTAAACCATTAGGAAGACGAGGACAAACTCCTCTCTTTTCTTCGTATGCAGTTAAGTATGCATCGTCCCAATTGTTCTTAGATGATTTAGTAGGTGTTATAACTGACTGAGGGTTCCAACCAAACTGGTCGATAACCCTTTCGTTTTCATTCCATGGTAGAATGTTTTTATAATATTCACTTTTCATAATAATCTTAAAAGTGTGAAGTCACCCCACGCCTTACAGCAACCCGTTCTTCACCGACCAACTCCGCATCGTAATGATGATGTTGACCTTTCCCTTACTAAGCACCCCCTTCATTTCCACGGTCTTAGTGTTGTGGTTGTCTCTATTCACGGACACATTGTAAAATAAACAACCACCCCTAATTAGAAATTAACTATCTGAAGCTAATTTCTTAAAGTAATCCATCGCGTCGTCTTCTTCCACTTGTGGTGAAGATTCTGCTGATGCGATTACAGGTTCTTCTGCAACACTTTCAGTGTTAACATTAGACCAAGGCACTTCGTCTAGGTCTTCTGCTATTGACTCTGCAGTTGCATTAGATACGTTCCCAGTCAATCCAAGAACTCTATCGAGTTTCTCTTTGAGTTCATCATATGTTCTGAACTCACTAGGTGCAATCACTTCTTGCAATGAATAGGTAGAGTTATTTATCTCATTTAACCTATCTTCATCGTCAAAAAGTGGTGAAGGTGAATCGAACTCTGATTTATCATAGTTCCAGTATCCGTCTACTTTTCTGATTTTGATTTTGAAGTTTGCACCTTCTCCTCTTAAATCAAAAGGATTGATTGCTTGTTCGTCTTCAAAAGCAGGTGATATTGCTTCTTTGAGTTGTTCAAAGATTTTTTTACCGTATCTGTATTTAAATACTTTTCCTTCGTTATCGGGATTTTTTGGGTCTGAGATAACATAGACATTAGACACATAATGTAAACGTCTTTTCTGTTTACGTGCAATTTCTTTGTTAGCTTCAATCCCAGTATTCCATAACTGAGAATTGTATTCTGAGACAGGGTCTTGTTTATTGAGGGTAGTCAAAGACTTCTCAATATACCAGCCACCTGGCCCTTGGAACCCGTGGTCGAAATATGATACCCAAGGCATTTCTTCGTTTTCGGGAGTTGGTAAGAAACGAACTACTGCATAACCATTACCTGTTTTATCAAGTTCAGGCTTCCACATAGTATCGTCTGAGTAGGATTTTTTTGCACCTTCTGTAGGTGAAGCAGTTTCCATGGCTGCTCTTAGTTTATCTAATGATGTCGACATTGTATTCTCCTATTGTATCGCATTGTTTAGCATTTTATCATGTATAAGAACCGTAGTTCCTATACTCCTATTATAGTGTATCAATGATAATCCTACAAGAGGGTTTTTCAAAGATACCTCATATTTATATAATTTAAAATCTTAGGATTTGATTTTTTATACATACTAGTGTATGTTCCTTGAAACGCTTCTATATACATAAATCAATCAATACCTCTTTATACTTCTTATAATCAACACTTATAAAACTCTTATACTTGTTAATCTTATTCTGTATATCGGGGTAGACGAGGGTCTCGGAAATTGATTTTTCCCAGTCCTTTGTAAATCCTATAATCTCGTCCATTATACAAATCGTTTCGAGGGATATCTTTTTACCCATAAACTCTTTGAGTAGTATAGGGTGTTGTCCGTTCTTCACTTCTAACACTTTATTGATATTCCTCTTACGAAGTAAATCAGATACTTCCGTTTCAAATAGATACGATAGTTTCTGATTTCTATTCTTCCAGTCTTTATAGACTTTAACACACTCATTATCAAGTAAGTCTCCAGCCCATAAATCTTTCAGAGACAAGTTTGCAATGTAAAAGTCTTGCAATTCTTGTTTGTGGGTTTTGAACAATTTACCAAAGTGGTATTTGTCCTTACGTTTTAGAAAAGAATTGATATCACTTTTCACTTTACCATTGTATTTTATAAAGTCATAATCCTTAGAATGGAAATGCAACTTTATTCCAAGGTAAAGTGTATAAGCGTCGTATCCTTCTCTACTCGTCATTAAGTGATTATCTTTTTCTCTGCTGGAACTTCGATACCACTTACTGCAGTTCTATGTGCTTCTGCCACTTGGTCATTACACTTAGCAATAAAAACATATGAACCGAATATCATTTCAGTTGGATTCACTTCACCTGTCACTGCAACACCTTTAGAGAAACCCATTCCTCCTTCGGGTGTGTTGACAATCATTTTGGGGTTTGCAAGTGTCACTGGTTTACTAGAAACCAACTCACCAACATACTCACCACTTGTAGCAACTACTGCTACTATATCACCTTTCTTCATAACATCTCCCTTAAAGGATTCCAACTATAATTGCAAGTGGAAAGTGTTCTAGTCCCACCTTGACTTGCTATATAATTGCATAACTTAATCATTTCTCTATCTGTTAATTGATTTAGATATTTGTTTAGGTCTGCTACTACTGCGACTCTGTCACCTTTTGCCAGCTCTTTTTCTATTTCTTTCTTCATAATTACTCCTAATCTGAAAAGAATGAGGTTATACTTCCTTTAGAATTATTACCTCGGTTAATTAAATTTAAACCAGCGGCTTCTGCTTCCAGTTTATCTTTGAGAGGTTGTGTTAACAATCTCTTTGCACTTTCGGGTTCGATATTGTTTAACTCACAAACCTTTACGATTGCAGACATGATATCTGCACCTCGTCCTTTGACTAATAGTTTTTCAACTTGTTCAGAAAACTCTTTTCTTGATATCATTTTAAAACCTCAAGTTATATCTGTTTTCGGGGTCAACCTCATCTACCTGTAATGGTAAACCAAAGAAGTGTTCACAATCCCATGAGTCATAGTTGTTTTCCCATAACCAATCATGTCCTTCTTCTTCAAGTTGTTCTTGCATTTCGTCTTCGTCTGCATCACTTCCTTCTGCAAGGTGGATATAATAATCACGTCCACACTCGTCAAAGGATTCTATGAATTCATTCTCTTCGAACTCACATGGTTCCATATCACCAGTTGCGTCTTCTGACATATAAGCTTCTAAGGTTTCCTTTTCTTCTTCGTTAGTCACTTTTATGATATATGCACCACTTCTCCAAAGTGCTTCAATGACAACTCTGTCTTCACTATCATTGTTCTTAAACACTTCACGTTCTGTATACGACTTTTTAAATTTAGGATATATCGTATATTCCTTTCCGACTTCAATTTCCATTACATATCTCCATACTCTAAGTTGTCTCTCCAATCCCTAACTATACTATAGTATGCATAGTAAGTTGGACTAGTGTCATGAACACCAAGACCACCCTTTGCATAATCTGTTTCTAGATATTCGATAAGGTGTTCTGCTTGTTCTAACACTTCTTCTGTCACATCTTCATCACTATCGATTGAGAGATACTCCAATAGTGTGTCGTATGCATTATCGTATGCTTGGGATTCTATCCACTCGTCACCTTTAGAGATTATCTTATTCCAATTGAAATCTCCGTTTAAATTAAATTCTTTCACTTCACTCATATTATACTCCATAAACATTTGTGTATCGTTTTCTTAAATCCACCAACTCGTCTATGTAGTCTAATGGATTCCCATAAAAAATTTGAAAGGCATTTTGTCCTTCCACCCCAACTAGTGCAACCAATTCATCTATCGCTTGACCAGTAAGTTCTTCAACCATTAATGCATATGCAGTCATTTGAATGAACCATGGTTTAGTCATGTATTCTTCTTTGTATTTTCCACTAGACTTGAAATCAATAATACAAAGATTCCCGTCTAACATACCAACACAATCAACACGACCAGCCATTTTTAGATTAGGACTCCATAGTGGAGCTTCTAATGCAAGAGGAACAATTTCATCTAACACTGGTTGAACTGCTTTGAACATTCCTTCTTGTAGAATGTTATCAAATTCTATAATATCTTTTTCTTGTCTGAGGTAGTCTTCTATGTTTTGGTGAAATTTAGTTCCACGTTTTGCAGCTTGACTGGATACTTTATTTGCTTCTTCTTCACCTACACGTTCTCTCCATAACTTGATATGGTCACGTGTTAATAGACTTGTGACTGTTGTGACACTTGGATATCTTTCACCGTTATCATCTACATAGAATCTTTTACCGTCTTCTTGTATTGTGTTTAGTTTGATATTCTCTAAATCAGTGATATCCATTGTTTGTAATCTTAATTGTGTCATAGTTTATTTTACTTCTTTCTTGACTGTATGTCAATATGCTTTTGTATAGTATCTCTAGTCTTAACTTCTTTTGCAGACTTTCGATGATACCTCTCACCTAATGGTGTGTCGATATTGTTAGAAGCAATCTTGGACATTACTTCATTGAATCCACTATCGGGTTTGACTCTATCTCCAGTTCCACCAATTGTATCGGGTGCAGATAGAATAACTTGTTTGAGGTGTGGGTTGTCTTCTTTGAATTGGTCTAACTTTGTATAGGACATAATTCGTTCTTCTATACAACCAGTGTCCTCGTTTTTAAATGTGTAAGTCGGCATTATATATTTCTATCCATGATACGTTTCTCTACAATCTCTTTAACTTTCTTTTCTGAATACCAAAGACTACTGAACAATGATTCAGTTCCGTCTTCCCATTCAACGAAATATCTTTTATAACCGAAGGGTCTCTCAGAAAAGATTCTGATATCCCCATAACTTTCAACTAATACTCTCATGACATAAAACTCGGAACTGGTCTATCAGTCCACTTTGCAAATTCTTTTTTGTAGATTGCATAGTATTTATGGTATGCAGATAAAGTGTCATTTTCAACTTTGACATCTTCAGGCATACACTGAGGTGGTTCTGACCATTGACCTTCTTGAATATTATCAGGCAAGTGACTTAGTATCTCTCTGAGTTTAGTATCAGTTAAGTGTATCTTCTCATAACGATAAGTGTATTCGTCACATAGTGCAGTGAACATATCATATGCATATCGATACTGACAAGAGTTCTCTCTGACCCAACGTGTAGAGGGGTGATTGATATGAGAGGCTTTATATAAGATACCTTCTCTATCGGGGTCTAGTTCCCACCTTTGAATTCTACGTCCACTAGAGGAATCAGTGTATTGAGTTCCGTCTAACATTCTATGTGCAGTGGATAACATTTGTGCATACTCGATAATCATTTTGACTACGTGTTTGTCACAATGCAGTTCTGCACTAATCCATGGGTCTTCGTCTAAGTAAAATAAATTCATAATTGTTTAATATCCCTTAAGACAGCTTCCACTTTAGTCCATGAAAGGTGTCCAATAACATCTTCAGTGATACCACTAGTATAACACAAATCTTCTCCATTGAGAACCGCTAATTCCCATAAACCGTTTTTACCACCGTATGAAAAATCGTGTTTCACCACACTTGCACCATAACCATTTGGAAATGAATACACGTGTTGCACTCCACCATTCACATAACTAGTATCCTTAAGATACTCTCTAAAATTTTCTACGTTATCATACATATTCTTCTGTCTCCTCAAGATAATATAATTTATTAAAACATGTAGAACAAGTTTGTCCTACCCCATCAATATAATTGCTTCGTTTCTCAACGTGAGTGTCAACTGGGATTTTAGTATCACACTTGCACACTACACAACATTCAGTTTTAGTATCTGTATTCATGCTATTAAAATTTGTATCATTGGTGGAAAGAAAAATGTGTAAACCATAATTGCAAATATGATTAACAATATTGCAACTGCAACCTTAACTGTAAACTTTACAACACTAGGGAAGATTTTAAATCCCAAGTAAATGCAAGTTAATAATCCTATAATCTCTAACATAATTATTTGTAAAAAATGTGGTCTGTTATTCTAACAGTCTCGTTTAATGAGTCTGCCCAATATGGATATGTCCAAGTTGCATGATAATGAGTTGCACCTTCAGTGATATCACCATATGCACCTTGCACTACATTCCTTGCAAGGTTAAGTGAAGATAACCACGTTGGACTATCCACTGGGTCGTCTGACTTACCGTCACAAAACCAACTGAACTGACACATGTTTCTCACTGGAACTTCTACACCTTTCCAGTTTGTTCTCCACTTTGCTTGATACACTACACCACATGCAGTTGTTGGATAGTTAGGGTGTTCCATTCTATTCAACACTACTTGTGTCACTGCAATCTTACCAGCAAGTGGTTGATTACCTGCTTCAAAATAAATATTTTGTGCAAGACAATAAATTTCATTGTTTGCATCTGAGGCTTCAACCTTACTTGGTATCAATAAAATAAACATAAGTAATGCACCAAATCCCATTCCCGTTAGAAATGATTTGAACACTAGTGAACCTTTATACTTGACTTCTTCGTCAATTGCTTTTCCCCATTTACTAGGCTGCATATCTCTCTCCGTTATGATTCTCACCATTCTGATTGTAGTTGTCAAGTATCATGTCAACCACATCAGTTGCATAGATAGATTTACCACCTACGTGCCAATCATACTCTTCTAATGGAGTTCCACTGGTTTTCCAATTGTAGATAGTGACAGTCTCATATTCCCAATCGTCTCTATCGATTTCCTCAATGGTATTTGCATCATACCACTTCGCATCAATAACCCATTCAGTTTGAACCTTCTCATAAGGGTCACCACTAGAAAAGGTTGGTGGGCCTAAGACTTCTCTTAGTCTACTATAAGTAGTTCTTTTGTATCCCTGTAGGGAAGTTCCACCCGAACACATGTCGGGGGAACAAACTTCGTAATCTTTAATTATCATAACTTTCTCCTATCTTAAATAATCGGGGCCGTATAGTCTCATTGAGTTGGCAGGTATTACATACCCCTCAAAGAGATTCCCTCTTGGTGCGTTTAATGCTGGAGTATTCCACCCAGCACATTTAAGGACATCACCACTTTTGAAAGTGATTCCAGCAAGTCCTTTTTTGAATTCTTTTTTGTTAATAAAACCCCATGCAGAAGAAGGTCTTCCATCCTCTATAGAATAGATACGTATATATTTTCTTCCTTCAGAATAACCATGGGTTGTTTTACCACGAGTGTGTTCCCATCTTTCATGCATTGCATTTGTTAAGTCATCACATAGTTTTTCGACTACAGTGATTAAATCATTTGCTTTTTCTAATGCTTCTTGTTCAGCATTTACTTCATTTACTAGTTCTGATAATTTCATATTGTCTCCTTTAGAAATTTGGTTAGTTTATTTTGTTTTCTGATTAATTGTTGTTCTGTAGTCTTAAGTTCTTTTTGTGTTCTTAAGATACAAACACTAGAAGACCAGTCTTCACCCACACTGGTTTCAGATTTCATTTCTTCTAGTCTTTCTTTCTCTGACCTTATCTGACTCTGTAAGCAATGTATATCAGTCTCTAGGTTGATTCGTTTGATTCTTAGTTCTTGTTGTTTATCTTGTTTTGTCATTATATACATAGTATAACAAAAAGTGAGACCCATTGTCAAGTTTTTTTTTATTCATATCCAAAGTTTCTTTGTTGTTCTGCAAGACGTTCTAAGGTTGAAGGTGACATATTACGACCAAGTGTTATATTACAATCTTGACAATACCAACCTTCAAATGCGCCCGTTTCGTGATTGTGATTTAAACAAAACACACCATTCTTTTTATATTTGTTGGTAATACCTCTAATCTCTTTTTCATTTTTCAAACAGCCTGGGCAAGTGTAATCACTGGGTAAGGGGTGTTCTTTCCTTAATTTTCTAATAACTGTATTCTGTTTGTGTTTACACTTTCTACATTCATTTCTACGTTGACCTTGATTATCTCCATCTGTATCTTTGTATGAGTATTCCTTACCTATACGTAAACCAAAATCTTCAATAGGTAATACTTCTTCACATACAGAACAAGTTTTAGTAATCTCTACTTCTTCTATCCCAAATACTGTATTACGTGTTAGTTTCACTTATCTTTTTTTTCCCATGGGAATGGTTTGTTGATATGAAGTCCTACAAAGACCATGCTACCCATAATGAATAACAATATCGTTCCACCTATAAATCCTATTTCCATATTTTTCTCCTATAAAAAGGGGGGTTGGGTCTCACACATCAATCGTGTAATAGTTGTAGACTTTGTGATACTTGACCCTCACCCGTCCCCGAGTCTTGCGACCCTAAACTATATCCTCAATTGGAATTGAAGGGTGTTCTATACCATACTCATCTAAGTAAGTATAAACAACTTCTGTTTCCTTATCGTTGAGGTCATCAAAACTTTTAAAATTTGTCCAAGTGGTTCCTAGTGTCACCAACTTATTACCAGCAGTCACAGCTGCATTCCACATCTCATCGTCCTTTGGGAATATCTGATTCTTCTCTGCAAGTGTAATTAGGTTCCGACCCATTCTTACAATCTTATCTTCATAGTTTACATAGATTGACATATTAACACCCACTCGTCATGTGTGCATATGCATCGGGACAATTCATTTCACCACACATACACATATTACCTTCTTCGATTGGTTCGGGTGCAAAGTCCATGGGGTTAGTTGTTCCATACGTTGCAAGGTTAATTACATCTTCTGCAGTGTATTTACCCATTGTTTGTTTTGCAATTAGTTTTGCATGTTCTATATTCATAATGTTTCTCCTTGATTTTCTATACTACTAGTATACTAAAAAGAAGGGGTCATAGTCAACCCCTTTTTCTTTTATGGATTATTTTTGAAAAATTCTACCCAAACTTCTCTTGAATAAACTCCATCAAGTTCCATTTTTCCACCACTCAATTCTTCTACTAATTTAGAAGGATTGTGAAAACCAAAGATATTGCATCTGTTAGATTTTACTGGACTATGGTAGTAGACTTCATTAAGAAGTGTCATAGTGTTATCTTCGTCTGAGATAAAAGTCTGAAACTTATCTCTTAGAAACTTTAACTCACTGGTTGGGTCGGGTGTTCCAAAGTGAATAATCATATTCCAACTAATTAAACTAGGGTCAATTGCACCCTCTACTTTACTGTCCCAATCTCTTACAGCTTGTCCGTATTGAACACCAAAACCATAAAGAACTTTATCAAAGTTTATACCATATGCAATCCATCTACTAACTGCATTGTCCTCATACATATTTGAGTTTTCTCTTAATGCATCTAAGAGGTGAATACCTTTCTTAACAGTTGAGAGTGTTTTCTGACCAGTTATTGATTCTTCAAGTTCAATAATCAATGAAGAGACTTCTCCTTTTTTAGAAGAGTTATATCTTTCATTTGCAATGAAACTGATTCTTTCTGCAATCTCCAATCCAAAGTTTTCTTTATCTTTGTGAGTTGGATTTCTTGGTAGTGCAATTTCTCTTTCATCGACTAACTGTCTGATAATATAAACCACGTCTTCCCATGATATTGGGCCTACAGTTAAATCAAGTGAATTAAGTCTTCCACCGATTTGAATTAACTTTGCCATAGAGAAGTTCTTAGTTGCACGGAACTTATGAACGATTCTATTCTGAACGTTGGTTTCGTTTAGTAGAATAGTGTTGTTAGTGTTCCCACCAAAAATGCATAATGGATTGTCATTTTCGTCATAGACGACATGAAGACATTTCCCTCTTAAATCAAAGCCACCATGTTTTATGTCGTGTTTGATTCCGTTATACTTAGAGTTAGAACCCTTCCTCATTCCCTGTTTCATTAACTTAGATTGTTTACTGTTAAGGACAACAGATTCTTCGAGACATGTCTCTTCGTATTCTATACCCATGTCGGGGAAAATGAAATACTCGGGGTGAGTTGTTTTATTGAAAAAACCCGTGTGTAGGGTTAGGTGTGCTTCCGTAAATTCGACTAGATTACTCACGTCTACTTTATACGGATTTGTTATATTATGTATAACCATAATTATCTCCGTTATGTATTCGACTACAATGTCTCATACGTTTGTTATGTCTCAATCAATAAGAACTACAATGTTTTTATTGATGACATAGTATATATTATATACTAACCTCTAAGATATGTCTAGAGGGTTTTTTGAATTTCATCTAACTCTGCAATCTTTTTGTTGATAATGTCAACTCGATTAGGCCAATATATGTAATCTTTGTCTGAGTCTTTTGCAAGGTTCTCTAACAAAGGTCTAATAAAGTTATCTAAGTTATTGATTACTTCCGTTGCAGAAGTAGTCTTTTCTATTATCTTAGTGTCAACTGACGCAAGTTCGTCAGCGTCCATTGCAGTAAAACCAAAATCGTTGTATTCAATACTCATAGTATTATTTAGTAAACCTTTCCATGTCTCTGAGTGTTTCTTTGTCACTCTGAACACCTCTATAATTTGCATGTGCTTGTAGTGTCACGTCTGCAATCTCATAGTCGGGATAGGACGTAATCAGTTTGTAGATAAGTCCAGCAACATCTTGGTGTTTGACACTTGGTAAATCATCATGGTTTAAAAGACCAAGATTGATTGTGGTCATTTTATATCTCTTCTTAGAATTGTATTGTAGATTGTTTGCAAGGTGATTGAGTTGTGCTTTCTCACTTGCATACATATAACCTTTTGATATGTTTGGTTGACTTGCACGACTGGAGATATTGATAATGTATTTTGTCTTCTCACCTTCCCATGCTCTATGTGTAATACCAAGTATCTTTGCTTGGTCTTGGTGTGCAAGATTAATTAGAACGTCACAAGGTCTATGACCATTGTATACCCAACAGTTCTCTCTGTTAGAGGTAATGTCTTCAACCCTAATCGGAGTCACTTCAATCGTTTGTCCTCTGTAAGGTGTTGCTTCTAGTGTGTCTTTAATTGTCTTTGCAAGTCCACTACTTCCTGTTATTGCTATTCTCATAATATTCCTTAACTATATCAAATGACGGTTTTCCAAATAGTGAACCGTCTACACTACACTTATTACACGGGGACATACTTCTATCTCCCTTCATAAGTTTCTTTCTAATCTTTGTCATAGGTTTAGAGAACCATACGTCATGCAAAGACATAGTCAATAGATTACCTACGACATGTTCTCTTCCCCAATCATTACTACAGAACAATACGTCTCCGTTCCAATCAACAAACATTTTATAGAAGGGGTAGTGACATGGTTTACCTTTTAGGTTTTCTATAGTGTCGTCTTCAACACCAACCCAATCAACGACACCACTACGATTGTTAAGTATCAGTCCGTGTTTCTCAAAGTCACCCCAATGCATTCTGTATTTGTAGTGGTCTTCATGCACTCTTGCTTCAGCCATCATAGTGTCGAAGTGTTCCATTTGTTCTATCCCGTCATACAGATTAATGTAGAGTAAATCTAATCCACTCTTATACAATCCGTTAATGTAATCTAT